TAACAATTTGTGACCTTTCATCTTTTCATCATACCAACGCAATTTTTTATTAAAAATGTACGAACAATGTACGTTCCGTCGACCTCTTTTCACGCTTTAGCACTCCTCTCATGCTAAAAATAAAAGTCCCTGCAACTTTCGCTCACAGCTCCCACTCAGAGCCATAAACGATCGCTGCAGGGGCTTTCTTCATCTTACCGGTCACTCCATTTTGAATTTCTCAGACAGTTCCTGTCTTCGGTGAGTGCCAGATGAATTATTTTCAGGCAGTGCAGAAGAGACATTCAGCGTTGGATACGTGTGTGGATCACATTTTCCGCTCCTGCCCTGCCCAAAATATCATTTTTACTTCCCGCTCTTCGCCTTCAGGCGGTCGTACTCCTTGTCGGCCGCAATGGCTTCCTTGGTGAACGAGTTGTTCTTCCACCATGCGACCAGTGCCGCAATGGTCGTGATGCCAGCCGTCACCAGCTGCTCCACAGTGGTGCTCTCGATGGGCAGCGGGCTCTTGCCCATGGCGCTCAGCATCTGGTTGGTCAGAGCCAGCAGCAGAACAGCGGTACGTGCAATGGTGCCTGCAGTAATGTTGAAATTCATACGTTGCTCCTTTCATATTCATGTACTTCGATGTCGGACATTCTGTGGTTCAACACCTGAATGTCTCTCTGGATGACCGGGATCTTCTCCGCAAAACCGTTGTGCTTGCGGACTTCCCGGGTCAGCTCCTCAATTTTGTATTCCATCACGGCATTGGAACGCGAGTTTGCGATCAGTACGCCGATCAGGGTCACGACACCGCTGAGGATGGCGGCAATGATGCTTTCCATCGGCGCTCACCCCTTCCACCGGCTTTTCGCCTTGCGCACATCCACATGCACCCAGCCGTTGGCGCGTCCCAGACCGGGCGGGTAGATGCCGCAGCCGCCAGCATTGCCCAGCAGCTTGTCCGCGTAGGCATACACCTGCTCCACGCTGATGCCCTGCACCTGAATGTCCGCCGCCTTGCCGTACAGATGCTGGCTGAACTTCGCCGCGTTCTTCTGTTTCGCGTTCCAGCTCGCCGTGCGGAACCCGCTGGTGATCGTCACCGGCTTGCTAAAGTGCACCCGGATCTTCTCCAGCACCTCCACAAGCGCCGTGTCGATAAACACCGGATCGCTTCCGTCACGACAGTAGAACTCCCGCACCTTGAAATGCTCCGAGAGCTTCTGGTTTCCATTTTTCAAAATGGAATAGGCTTCCAAACTCAACGATCATCCTTCCTTTCACGTTTCAAGCCGGAATCTTCCATCTGCCTGTTTCAGCGGCTTTACCTCCACAGGCAGGATATCTGCACACAGCATCGCCGCCACAGGCTTTGCCGTCGCATTCGCAGTGATCTTGATATTTTCCGTCACCGACGCCATTTTGAATTCTGCGCTCGTACCGTCCTTTGCGGTAACGATGCAACCCGCATCCACCGGGACCCATTCTTCGGTGGCGTTCATCGAGCCGTCTTCCCCCGCTATAAACGTCGTCTCAAGGCGCATTGCAGTCAGTACCAGCGTAAAATTCTCCGTGTCCGCCACGGTAAACACATTCTGGTAGCTCATGCCCTTCACGACGCTCCCCGCCGGGTTCGTCTCAACCACACCGTTAAGATCGCGCTCAATGGTACACGTTTCAAACTCTCCCACAGTCACGCTGCACTCGGCCTTCACCCCGCCGCACTCTGCTGTTACCACGGCAGTCCCCTTTTTCAGGGCCAGAATGGTGCCATTTTGAGTAATTTTCACCACGTTCTTCGGCGCTGCCGTCACGTTCACCCTGCGGTAAAACGTGTTCGTCGGCCCAACGCCCACCAGCAGCTGGTACTCCATGCCTCTGTTCAGCTTCAGCTCGTAGACGTTCAACGCCACGGCCTCCACCCTCAGGGTGTACATGGTCGGGTGCAGGCGGTACTCCAGCGTGATCTTCGAGTGCCCCTTGTCGCTCTTGAACTGGTTCACCCACAAAAGGCCCTCGTAGTAGTGGCTGGGGTTGTCCTCCAGCGCAAACCGCACCCGCTTGCCCTTCAGGCGTTCGCAGATGGTAGTGTATGCGGTCTCCCAGTCCCAGCCCTCGTAGTCGTTCTCAAGGTAGAATTCGATCTTTCCGGTACGGTCATCGAAGGTCGCCCGCTTCGGCACGGTCTGACTGTAATCCAGCGAACCGTCTCTGCACGGTACAGTCACAAACTTTGTCCGCTCAATGGGCGGCGCGATCACCGGCCTGGAGGAAGGGATCAGTTTCCAATCATCCCAGGTGTCGATGTAGTCATCGTCTACATTTATAATAAGAGAATGGTACATGGAGCCTCCTCACTTGGTGTTCAGGTATCCGATGGTCGATTGAATGGCATTCCACGCCTTGCCTGCCGTGCCAAAGTTTGCCGCCTGTAAAGACGAAAGCTTCGATGTCGTCTCGCCAAAGGTAAAGTCTTTTTCGTCCAGTTCATGCAGCGGGATCACTTCCTTCGTGCAGGGCAGCCAGTTTTCTATGCCGTGGGGTTCCGAGAGCACGTAGGTCTCCTTCAGGAAATCCAGTCGGTCGGTATCCACGCCAATATCCGCAAGGTCTGCTGCGTTGATCTGCAGGCTCCCGCTGAAGCCGGACCCGCCGTACTTTTTCAGCTCGTCCTTTGCTTTTTCGTAAAGGCTGTCAATCGTAGAAGACGTTCCTTCCACCGTGATGGTCTTCTGGCACAGGCCGTATTTCTTGATGGATTCCCCATTGTAAGCCTCTGCCGTGAGCTGCTGGGTATGGGTCGTCTCCCAGAACAGAAAGCCTTCCTTCCAGCTTGCCCATCCGATGGCCTTCACCGAGTTCACAATGCCGTTGTCCTTGAGATAATAGGAGATGTCCAGCAGGTTATCCCCCAGCCTTATCACCTGATCGGTCTTGTCGTTCAGCTTTGCCACACAGTCCAGATATCTCGTGTAGACCCGCACACCGTCCACCATTTTGATTTCTTTGTGCAGCCGCAGATAACCTCCGTATTTTCCCACAACATTGCTCGTCAGCACATCCCAGCAGTCGCCCACGCTGGCCGTTTCCTTGTCCGTATCACTCTCCGGCTTTTTCACCGTGATGCTTCCGGGCAGGAACACCTTGCCTTCTGCCTTGAATCCGCTGTGCTCCGCAGGGTCGTCCTCCACAGCAAGGGCCAGCTTTACAAGCTCTTCCACCGTGTAGAACTGGTTTTTCACCTGACACTGCCGTTCCTGCAGATATCCCAGCTCGCTCGCACAGGTCACATCGATATCGAGGTTGAAGTTCGTGCTCAGCTCGGTGATGTAGCCCATAAAGATCTCGTGCCCGTCCTCTTCCACGCTGATCACCGGTTTTTTCAGCCGCAGCTTGTCATAGTACGGGTTCGAGACCGGCACCGTAAAGGTGAACGAACAAATATCGTTTGCTTCCAGTGTCAGCTCCGGGTCAAGGACAAAGGCAGCCTTCTCGTCGTAAGGATCATCCAGAACGTTCCGTTCGGTCCAGTAGTAGCTCTGTCCGTCCGCAGTGCCCTTGATCTGCCCGATATACACAACGTAGCCGGGGGATCGGATGCGCTTCACTTTGCAGCTCCGCACGGTGGTCGTCCGCCCGTCGTATACTTCCACAGTCAGGGTGTGGAGTTCATTCTTTTCAAAATGCTCCACTTCTTCCTTCGTCATGGTGAAGCGGTATACGCCATTTTGAATTGCGGCAAAGGTCTTGCGCACCGTATCGTCAATTTTCTCTGTCACGGTGATAGCATCGCCTTCCGGGTCGGATACCTTGTACGCAAAACCGAACTTCGTCCATCTGCCGTAGATGCCGTCTTTGCCAAAGTAGTTACTCTCGATATCCGGCGCTTTATTGCTGGTAGCAAAGCCGTTGTCGTCCACCGTAGCGTTTTCATCCACGCAGAAGCATACAAGGATGTTGCCACTTGTCGGCATCTGAAACTGGGTTTCTACATATGAATATGTGCCGTAGTACACGTTGCTTCGGAGTGCGTAATAATATCCGCCCTCGTTGTCTGAGTTGAGGGCGTCTACGTTCTGTGTGGCACGGCTGTCCGCATAATCAACCTTATGCTCCGTCAGGAACTTGCACACATCCGAATTCCCGCCAAAGTCGTCAATCATCGGGATAAAGAACCTCTGGTCTGCCAGTGAACTGTAACCATTTGAGTTGCCCGCCTTGTAACGAATCGTCACAGGCTTTATCACGTCCAGCACGTCCTGTGAGAGCCGCTTTGCGTAGGTGTTGTTCAGCCAGGAACGTGGTTCACTGCTATTTGCATAGCTCTGGCCTGTTGAGTGGCTGCTCCCCCAGCTCACCGTGTCTGCCAGCAGGCCCGCCCGGATCAGCAGGGTCTTTCCCTTGCCGTTCAGATCTTTCTCGTAGTCATGCTGTGCTACGATGAATTCTACCGCCGTGCCGTCCTCGTACACCTTCAGGGTCTGGCCAACGGTCAGGTCTTTGACAATTCCCATCTTCTCACCTCACCTTCGCTGCGGCGATCTGCCCCATCCGGTTGTCGATGTATCCGATGGTCTTCCTTCCGTCAATGGTCATCTTCATGCCGCGGATGCTGTCCACGATGCCGTCCATGTGTCCGGCGAGGCCGTTGATGGCGTTCAGTGTGTCGTCGTTTCCTTTGTTTTTCACTCCATTTTGAAGCTGTACTTCCGCATCGATCTGGTTCGCAAGGTTCCGGCTGATGTCGCCGTCCAGGCTCAGACTTCTGGTGGAAGCAAAGGCATTGTCGATCTCGTCGGCCCCTTCCAGCACGTTCGTCAGGTCCACGACCGGTACGATCTGCGGCGTGTAGTCGTAATCGTCCCCCATCACCTTGCTGATGGTGCCAAGCGTGCCCTTCGCAATGTCCATTGCATTCTGTGTCACATCGTCCACCGCATCGTCAATGAGCGGTGCGTCTTCCTTCACACCATCGCTGATGCCCTTGTCGATCTCCGAGCCGATGTCCTTCGCCACATGGGTCTCACGGTTCTGGTTTTTGCGATTGCTCACAAA